GCCAACGAGGCTCGCAAACCCGCTCACAAAGGGACCGCCAGCTACTACAGATATAGTAGTAGGAGAGTTACGAATAACTGTGAAGGTAACCGCTCCTACAGTTGCAAAGGGGGAGAGTGCAATCTGCCCCGGATCTTCATACCACATATTGCCTATAATTGGATCATTATAAATGGCAATAGTGAGATGACCCTGTGTCCCATTGGTGGCAACAGAGTAGGGAAGCGTCCATGTCGTGGTAAACACGCCGTCATATGAAGCAGTATTGGCGGCAGCAAAGAATTGCCGGTCAAGATGCGAAACCGCAGCCGTACTAATTACGCCCGCCATTAGGTGGCCTCGTAGAGATCGGTCTGGAGGTCGATGTATTCAAGGTACACGCCGTCAGTCCGCTGTACGACTAGACCGAGAACACCATCGAGCATATCCAGAGCCAGAATAGTACACCCAGGATCAAGGACCCAAGTTGACCAGGACTCCATCTGAATCTGCTGGTCCTCTGAATAGTGGAATACATAGGGGTAGAGTTGGTTAGGGACAGCCGACGTAAGGACGAACATGATTTCAAGAATTGGGTCTCCCACCAGATAGAGCGGACTACCCTCTAGGTAGGTGGGGATGTGCTTCGTCACAGGTTCAGCGATAAAGCCCGCCAGCGGGAACCGGACCCTTTGGTATCTCTGGATTTCTGTAACCGGGCTACCAGACAGTGGCGACCGGAGCCGCGCAAAGTACGTGCGGCGGTCCATACCCAGTGGTCTTAAGGTGGGCTGTGATTGGTACTTGGTTAAAGGCTGAATGGATACCGTGCTGTTGGCGAGAGCAGGATTAGTTGGCAGTTGGGCTTGGACGTTTCCTGCCCATAGCCAGACCCCTTCAGCCCAGTGTACCATGCTGTGCCAGTCTGAAACTGTATCACTATTGGCCTGTACATCGATTCGGTCACTATCCAATAGTTGGGTGACTGTAGTACGGAAGAAATCGTAGACGTCATCACTTCCACTGCAGACAACGTTTTCTCCAGACATGAAGACGAGTCGTCCACTGGTAAACCCTACCTCAATGATATTGTTGTAGGTGAAACTGGGGAACGGGTTTGTGGTGTCGTCACCAATTCCTCGAGGAGTCCAGTTAATCGGCTGAAGAACAAACACATCGGCAGGGCCATTAACAGCGACCAGATCACCAGCATGAATAACGTTGGAAGTACCACCGCTCAGTCCTCCTGAGAAGACAATAACAGTTGCCGTATTGCCTGTAATAGTTGCACTGGACCCGTCCGTCAGGTCTTGAAAGGTGTAACCCACAAGTTCACCGGGGGCTAGATCAAGATTTGGGTTGTGATAGTCCTGAGAAGCTACCCATTGATAAGACACTAGGGCTGTAGTAAGAGCACCAGAGGACTTAGTATAGAGAGTCGTGTTACCGTCTATTACAGAACCCGTGTATCCTCCGCCCGAAAAGTTAAGGGCCGCTGCTAGTGTGGCAATTTGGTCTGCAGTGCTATCGGCGGAGGGGGTGAAGGTCTGGGTGCTCAGGCCCACCAGTTCAACATTGATCTGCACACCACCGGCATACGTCCAGTCAGAGTTCCACGTAATGGCTATAGCGCGGGGGGTCATTACAATGATGGAATCATACCCACTAGGGTCAGCCGGGGCATGAATTGTAATGGAGCCCTTCTGCGATGAGGCAGGGGTAGAGCCAATCGAGTAGTTGAGGGTAACGATAAACTCATCACCCGAAGTACCACTAGTCGGTATGACTTGGGCCACATTCAGGGCATTCGTACCACCGGCAAAATACTGGGTATAGTTAATACCTAGGCCAACGTCATGGATATTTACCGATATAAACTGTCCGGTGGGCAGGTTACCCACATCCACATCATAGTAGAATGTGACAGATTCATTGGTTGAACCGTCGAGTGTATATAGTGTATACGTGAGGTTGTCCCCATTATTCACCATCGTATTACGCTTTGTCCGAATACCCGTATCTACAGCAAAGTTCGTAGGGTCGGATGGGGGGATCGTTGTATCGGTATTGTCGTTCAGCACGTCGTAAGACGTACCCAGATAGTCTATAATCTCTCCGGCTGTAAATGGGCCTCCGGCAACCCACAAAGCCTTATTTGCAAGGTTCCCATCTTCAATACGGGTCTGGACAGCACCCTCTGCAATGATGGGCGGGGGCGGGTTGCCATCTGCAGGATAGCCACTCACCAAGTCTCCGCCTCTCTGCAACTGCCACGGCATGGTGGCTGGGTCAAGGTTGGTCAGGATGCCAGGAGCAGCACTCTCACGCCAGACGCCCGCAAGGTTCTCGGACCCAAGGTTATCATAGGCATAATACGCCACATCAAACTTGTTATCCGGGTCGGGCTCCACTCGTATCACCATGCCATCCCGTGCTCTAGCAGGCAGGGTCTCGATGGTCTGAACCGACCCCTTGACCGCCACAATGCCGCCATCACTCAACCCGTCATTAGCCGAGAGCGTAAAATCCTGCCCGTCCTTGCGGGTTAGATAGATCGTGCTTGCGCCTTCTGTCGTCCCGATGGTACCTAAGAGTGTGAAGTCGAAGGTATTGTTGAGGGTGCTGTTCTCGATGAAAGCACTGTATAGCTGCTGGGCCATCACGTCCGTCGATAGCTGGGCACGCGACGTTGGCGAACTGGGGGCTGTGGCCTGAAAGCCTATCGTGATCCCATTCAATGTCACATAGTAGTTCGTGCCATAGTCTGCAAGGGCGACAGTTACCAGTGCCTCAAAGACGGCAGGGGGAGTAGCGGCACCTTGCAAGGGCTCTACTACGGCAGTCTGGTTGACGATGAATGTAGTATCTTGCACCGTACTGAACCTGAATCCAGACTGTGTAGCCGGAGGGTTAGTGGGGTTCAGGGTCATGTACGCTTGGCCCTTAGGCGCCAGGACTGTGTACTCATCACCCGTGATGCCATCAAATACCATACATGCGCCACCAGCAATCACTACATGATACTTGGTATTGGCATCACGGTTGACAGCATGGAGGTATGGAGTGGTCCACGTCCCAGAGGCCAGCTTGGCAATATGGGTGGACGGTGGCCGCTTCATCTTGCCTTTGGTAATGTTGTCAAAGACATTGGTTTGGGCCTCCATCTGGGAACTGGACCGCATCTTGTCTGGGGCCTGCGAGACCCCATTCAGAATGTTGGCTATCTGCTGGGAGATGAGCGGCATGTTACGTCGCCGTGACGTTCACAATACCATGCACAACGTCGGCATTTGGCATAGTCACGTTGAGTTCTGCCACGCCCGCACCAGCGGAGTTTGCGACTACATAGGTCAGAACAACATTGAGACCAAAGCCTGCAGGGATGAGGGCTGTGGTATACACCAAGGACGCTGAAGAGACCGTACCACTCACCGTATGGCCCAGCGTAACCAATACACTCTCGGTGTTCGGGTTCGTAACCACGAACGTTTGGGTATACGTAGCGTTACGGGGCTCAGAGATGGCAAAGGTGGCGGGGGCTACAGTTGCATCGGTGACAGTGCCCAAGGTCTGGTTAACTGGGGGCAGATATCCTCTAATATCGATAAAGCCCACATTCGTAGCGGGCCTGTTTCCATAGGCCCTGAAGGCATTGACGGTACGAAGGGCGTTGTAATCGTCATCTAACTGCCAGCGCCGCGTCAGATCCCGGTACCGCTGGGCTTCGTCGGTCTTGATGAAGTTGGCAATCTCACTGGAATTGACGGACTGTTCAACCGTGCGCCGTGCCGCCTGGGTAACGATATACGCCTGTGCCTCATAGGGCAGATTCACGAAGTCCGCATACCACACGACATCGAGGATGAGGTATGGATAGGCTGATGCCAGCCACCCTTCCCGGTTCTTGATACGGTCATACAGGATGACCACAGGAGCAGAGCTAACCGTAAAGAACTGGGACAGCCGGACAGCGGGATCAACGTTTGAAGGGCCCGACTGGTTATAGGTTGGGGTCACCCGGAAGGACACAGCGGTCTGCCCGGACGTAGCGCCCGAAGGTGGGGCGAATACATTCAGGACTTCAATAGCCCCATTGATTGGGGATACCCAGTTGATCTGGCCGATGGGAGCCAGGTGATACCCGATCTCTGTATTGAACTGCCAGCGTCTCGCACAGACTTCCGAAGTCACCGTCAGGAGATGCCCAAGGATCTCTACAACGTCCGCTTGCGTGGCCGTGGCCGCGTTGGCTATCGGAGCTTCACCAATGGCACGAAGGCAGTAGTTCACTGCGTCGGTCTCGGTGTAGTTCCGGGGGACGATCAGATTGGTCATTGGTCCTCAAGAGGGTGGTGTATCGAAAGAGGGCCGTTTTGACAGAACGGCCAAACTGTTCACCAAACTTAGGTGATAATCTCAACGCTGCACTCGGGCCGGAGGACACCGTGGCCGACTGCATAACGGGCAACCATCAAGGTGCCCTGGTAACGTGTCTGGTACTCGGCTTCCATCTCGAGGTCCATGAGCTTCACCGTACCAACTGCATCCCTATGGGCTACAATGGCAACGGTGGAACTGAAGTTCCCCTGATAGTTAGTCGGTCCAGTCGTGATGTTCGTGGACGGAATGTTGTTCGACCACTCCAACTCAATACCGAACAACGAAGCGATCTTGCCTTCGCCAATCGAGCCGTTCGACCCTGACTGGTTGTACAGCCAGTTGATCGCGCGGGACGAGCTATTGATGAGGGAGTAATAGTCGGCAGGACGGACCACACAGAACCGGCCCTCTGCAGGAACGTACTTCTGGTCAAGCGCAACAGCGGACGACGCAATCGCAGCGACAAGGTCGTCTGCAAGGTACGAGGTCGTGTTGTTCAGCGTGATCTGCGAACCACCCGGAGCGCCCGTAACGAACGCGGATGCGCGGGCAGCAAGACAGAATAGCTGGGCAACCTGCTGGTCATACACACGCGCCAGGGCCATACCCATTTCACGGGCAAGGGGCTGGCGAATGTCGAACTGGCTAAGGGTCTCGTCGATATTCGAGACGAAACGGTCAGCGATAAGAAGGTCGTCCAGCGCAATGAGTGCCTGGGCGAACGCCGTCTGGTCACCAACGATCTCGGTGCCGGGCGTGTGATAACGAGCACTACCTTTCCAGGAGACAATCCACTGGGCTTGCTTACCACTCGTGATCGTCTTTACATTGTTACGCTTGAGAAACACGTTCTTCTCGGCAAACGCCTGAAGAACCTCACCCGTAAAGACGGTCAGGTAGTCAGCGCGAACATCGCCTGACAGGTTGGATTGTCCACCGAAGGTCACGACTGAATCAGCCATTATCCTTTAGTGGTTGAGACGCGATATGAACATGGGTTCACCCCATCGCGCCTCACCCTTCACGGATTAACCTTTCGGGTCCAGAGATCGGTTGTGCTTTGGTGTCTGCCTAGCCGGTCATATCTTACGGCTGGGTCTTATTTCACTGCTATAGTAACGTCGTTAATGTCTGTCCATACGGTAGTCTTCTGGACCCCGCTATATACAGACCGCGACAAGTACTGATGTGTTGATGTCCAGGCAGTGGCGTTAGTCACGCCGGTTGCCATTCCTGCCAATGTACCGTTCACCCAAAAAGTGACGGTACTGGTAGCTAGATTACCCGTAGACTGGATCAGGATTGTTTCCTCATCCCATCCACCATTGTTCGCTAGAACGCTGGGGAGGGTCCATGCAGAAGTTACAGGAGTCGTGCCTGACCCTCCAGTACCATTCACATCCGGGATGGCATGGCCGTCAGCGCCCTGGAAGTCCAGTCCAATAACAGGAACATCCGGGCCAAAGTTCGGTGAGTCCATCCACGACATAATAGTCAGGTCGCCGTTCGGTCCCTTGGGCGCCCACGCCTTACTGTCCTCTGAGTTCATCGCAGTCTTGAGGGCCGCGTAGCTACCAAAGTCCTGCCACCGCTGTTTCCAGTCTATGTAGTAGGAGCCTGTGCCAGAGACCTTGTGGCTAAATGACATATCAATAGCTGCATCATTCACCGCACCCGCAGGCAAGGTAATGCGCCAGCCACCATTAGGAGCTAGGGCAATAGAGCCAGTACCGCCATTCTGCGAAAACCCGCAGGGCATGGGCGAGATAGACGTAACGTTCCCCGTCTGGCATACAATCGTGTAGCCTGCTGGCAGGTTGGGGTTGGAACCACCAGACCCAGAGGTTGCCGTCAACCCTACGGGACTTGGGCCACCCGCTGTGTGGTAGTTGGAGACGATGACATCAGTGGACCCCGCTGCAAGGACTACAAGGGTATCGAAGTCCCCCGCTGCCGAACCCCATCCATCATTCTTATGGAGGGTATTCGCTACGGCAGAATCAGTAGAGTGCCAAGAACAAGTGGAGCAGGGGCGGACCGCACTGTCTGCTGCCATCTGGATGTTCGCACGAACCTGAATCCGCGAACCAACTGCAGCACTTGACGGAACCTGTAGGATAGTAATGAGAGGATACGAAACACCCAACTCACTAATGGTAGAGCCCGTTGGAGTAGCACGGGACACGGGGTTCAGAGTGTCGGTACAAGCCAGACTAGCAACCAGTACCGCGAAAGAAATAATTGCCCAGCGCTTCATTAGGACTCCTTAATGATTGGTCAGCGGATTCATCTCAGTGGAAGGGTGAACCGCACTCTCTACAATAGGAACCACCTTCGCAATCTGAGCAACCATCGCAGGAGCACGAGCCACGGTCTCGGCAATAGTGGTGGGCACTTTACCCGTAACCACCGTTGCTATAGACTGTACTGCATCGGGGATCAGCTTCTCGGCTGACCTACCCACAACATACCCGGTGATACCCAATTTCATGAGGTCCCACATATCCGGGGGTAGAACAAGCATAGGTGCATGGAACCAGGGGGCAAAGAGGTAGTTGTTGGCGACAATTGTGGTGAAGGTCAGCATGAGGACAGGCCGCCAGTTGGCAGCCAACCACCCTTCCTTCTCTTCACCCGCAATAACCTGGGCCTGTGAAGCCGCAAAGGCTTGATCGGCCTGCAAGATCGCCATGTTGCCTTGATTCGTCAAGTTCGCAAGCTGGACCTGTGCAGCCAGCGCAGCATTGGGGTCCTTCACGAACTTACTGATAATGTCTGCGGCCCCGTCTAGCAGTCCTTGGAACGGGGCTGAGAGTATATCAGTTACAACACTCATTACATCGCGCTCCCGCCGCGTCTGCGGCGCGCATAGTCTAGGCCCCGGCGCTCGACACTACGAATGTAGGCCAGGTCCGTGCCATTACGGTATCTCGGGTCGGACTGTGCAGCCTGCAACTCTGCCATAGAAGCAAAGGGCTGCTCTGTTGCCATCCGTCCTGCCTCGACTCCACCAATCGCGAGACGAGGATCATGCCCCACTGCATCGGTGTAGGCTGCCGACATCCCAGCGAGGATCAGCCTTGCGCCCTGAATGTCTGAAGCTGCAAGGGCCTGATTGTACCGGGCTGCGGCCTGTGGGTTATTGACAGTGTGCCACGAAAGGACTAGTGGCAGGCGGTCACTACCCCCCGCGACCGCTGCGAGTGACGCGGCGTGCTTGTCCGCTAGGGCCGTCTGAGCCTCTATGAACTGCTCCACCTGTGCCTTCCCGATCCCGTGCTTCTCCAGTCTCGCGAGCGAGGTTGGCAAGAGCTTCCCGCCGTTTGCGGCCCATTCGGCTGATAAGGCCAACAAGTCTACTGGCTCCGGCGCGGGCGCTGGTCCAGGGGTTGGGGCCAAGGGAGCCGGGGTAGAGACGCCCGGATCGGTGGCTGGAACACTGGTAACCGGAAGTGCTGCAGCCGCAATGGCTGTCAGGTCCGGTGCTATAGGTGTAGCCGGCGTGGTTACAGGCGTGATAGGCGGAGTGGACGGAGCACCACCCTTTAATATGGCCAACTCTTGGGCTTGCCGGGTCAATGTTGCTTGTGCTTCCTTGTAGCTCTGTGCTAGGGCTTCCGGGGTCTTGAAGTTCTGGGGCAGCCACGTTGGCCTCGCCGTGTCGGCGTAGATGGGTACAGATGGGGCAGCCGCGAGAGTCGCGCCTACGCTAGCCTTGACTGAAATCTTATCGTGGCCCTTCCCATCAGTGGATACAATAGAATGCTGGTGGGACTCTGAAGTCATGCCTGCAGGAATAGCAGGGGTACTAGGATCAGCGCCTAGCGCGGTAGAAGTTACTGTGATAGCGTCTGACATTGTTCCTTGAGTGGAGTGTCAATAAGGGAGAACTACATATGCCCCTAGAGTTTTCAGGCTCTAGGGGCGCGTGTTACGAGAGCGTCATCGTGGCACTACCCGAACGGGTGTTGCCAACGTTTGCGGTAATGACGGAGGTACCAGCCGCCACACCAGTAATCAGGAACGTTCCATCTTCCACCGCAGAAACCGTCATGTTACCTGTGGTAGCAGAAGTTACGACGAGCGGAGAAATGCCCCGCTCTCCGGGGGTCAGCAGGTTACCGTTGTTATCCTTAACCGTTACGGTACCATAGCCCGTAGTCGTATGGGCAAACTCGGCCGGAAGGTTGACCACAACCGTAGCCACGATCGTACTATAATCAGTACGAAGGGTGGGTGAGTCAGTGGCCGCGGGTCCGAAGTAGGACCCCATATTCCAATCGGTATACTCCGAACCTTCAGCATAGCTGAGAGGAGGATACGCAATCGCTGAACGCCCCAACTGAGCCTCCCCAGCTATCGGGGACGTGGGGTTCGCCATCACACCACCAATCAGATAGTTCCAGTCTGCCGTTCCAATATACTGGTTCTCGGCATCAGGAAGGTGGGCAGAGCCCGCAATAATACAGATGAACGGACAGACCACACCATAACCAACCGGTGCCCAAAGAGGCGTAGTGGGAAGGTTGTCCTGTGAGCTATCGCTGTCAATCTGGTTGTTGTTGTTGACGCGGGGGTTCTGGCCCACGACAATGTTACCGTTCGTGTAGACCGTGGTGACGCCAGTGGTGGCTGCAACCTGGGTAACATACGAACCAACCGGATAGGTAACCGAATCATCGAACGGCGCAGCATTGAGCTTGGCCCACCACCCTACACCAGTACCCGTACCAGTCTGGGTACCTGGGATCTGGGCAAGATTGGTAGACTTTAGGGAAATGTAGA